CGGCAAATCGCGCACGCCTTCCTCAACTTTTCCAAGTCGAAGCGTCCGGCCAATTCGGGGGAGAGTTCCCCGGCGTTGAAGGCGTTGACTAGGAGGCGCATCAGGTTTGTGCGGCGTATGCTTTCAAGTCTTCGACGGCTGCAACGATGGCGTCGAGCGCCACCTGCACCGATGGGACTGCCGCTTGCAAAACAGGGTCCAGTAAGTTGGGCGATGTCCAGAACGTCGCCATGCTCCCCGGCGCGATTTCCCCCGTGGTGGGCGAGAACGGGAGTTCCGTTATGGTTGCCCTTGACTCGAAAACAGACGGCGACTCGATAACGATGGATCGGAGCCACACCGCCGAAAGCACCCTCTCCGGGCTTGCAGGAATGACTACAGGAGTGGGGAGGTCGATTGGCATGGCATTAGGTGGCGATGATTCCGATGGTACGAAGCCTGGCAAGCAAGGCGTTTAGTTGAGTAATGGCGGATGCGGCATCGGTGGCGTCAGCAACTGCTGTAGGCTGTACAGCCGGAGTGGCATTCCAGAATCCGATGCGTTGATTAGTTGCGTTTCCAAATCGTGTTCCTGTCGTTGTGCCAAAGACGAAATTAACGGACTCTGAAATAATAATTCTGCTAGTTGTTTGATTATTCAGCTCCATCAACGCCGAACCGTTGCACCGCAGGGACAGGGCTCCATAACTACCCTCGTTTCTGGTGTTGATGACGCCGGAAACTGACGAGTATGACAGCGTCAGGAAACGATTACTAAGTGATCCGTTTACCGTTAAGGCGTTCCCGTTTTCGAGCGAAACGCCCCCTGATTCTCCGATAATGGCGCGGGTCACCCCTCCGGTCTGGAAAGCCAGGGCCTTCGAGGTGCCTGTTCCGTTTGCCTGAGTGCCAATAGTAAAGGCGTCAGACACCCACTGCAATCTTGCTCTCGTCCAATTCGTAGGCTCCGTCGTCGGCGTATTCCACGAATAAATCGGCCCCGCCGTGCCGGATGTGCTCTGGATGTCGAGTCCAGTCCGCGCATCAACCCGAGTGAAGACTCCCGTGCTTGGCGTTGTGCCACCGATGGCACCCGGCGCGGCGGGATCGAACGTCGCCGTGATTGTGGTGCCGGAAATACTGAGCCCGGCTCCCGCCGTCAGATACCCCCACGCCCCCGCTCCGGCGTTTGCGGACTGGTCGAAAAACACAAGCCGATCCGCTCCTGGGTCGGTGATTGCTTGAAGCTGTTGGCCCGATAATGTCAGGACGGCGGAAACCGAAGTAGCGAGCGACACGTTGCCCGTGTTCGTCCCGCTGATTGTCGGCTTGTTGAGGATCAAGGCGTCTCCGCTCACTGCGTTCCAGTCGGCGTTTACATTTACTTCCGCCCCATCTTGGATGCCGTCGAGCTTGTTGTGCTGATTCGCCGTCATCACCCCCGCGTGCGTGGCGTTCGCCTGCGGGATCTCCACCCCGTCGCCGTTGTCGTTGGTGATGGTGACAGCGTTGGCGCTGCGAGTAAGCGCCAGATTGGTTTCCGATGCGCCTCCGCCTCCGCCGCCCGTGGCGGAAATGGTGACGGTCTTGGCGGTGGCGTCGGTGGTGATGGTGACGTTGGTACCAGCCACCAGCGTAAACGTATCCCCCGCCACCGTGGCGGCGACGGTTGGTTGACCAGTCACGGCGATGCGGCTCCAGCCGATCGAGGAGCCTCCGGCGTTGCCGGTGCCGGTGCCCGCGGTGCCGGATGGCCATCTGCTGCCGCGCTCCTGAATGATCTCGGACTGGTCCAGCCTCGTCACCCGCGGGGCCGTCTCCACGTTGTCCGCTTCCTGCGCGGATGCGCGCACGGCGGCGGCCATCTGCTCAAGCTGCAACCCTGCCTGCGGATCAATCCTAAATGATGGGGCGACGGCGGCGGCGAGTCGATAGGAGAAGTAGGATTGGAAAATCGAATCCCACTGGGTGACGTCGTCGGCGTCCCGGATATAGCGGAGGTGGGCAACGTCGGCGTTGATTAGGACGGTGCGGCCCTCCACCTCCCACTGCGTGCCTCGCACGCCTGCGGGCTGTCCGTTGATTGCCAGCACCCGGAGACAGTCGGCGGGCAGTTGGTAAGCGGCGGAGAATCCAAACGGCGGCGGCGTGCTGAGGGCTGTCAGTGATTCGCGGCCAACGGCAAAATTCCAGTCATGATCCCGGAGACACAGCCTGCGTACATGGTCGAACATGCGCCGACAGTGTTCGGCGGCTGGGGAGCGTTCGCCAATGTCGGCAATTCTCGCCTGGCCGATGTGACCAAGGGCGACGTTGCAGAGTTCGGTGGTCGTGGCGGTGGTCATGGTGCAAAAAAGGGGAGAGCCCGATTAAGGACTCTCCCCCGTGGGGAGGTGCGGTTACGCTTCGACCGTCTTATAAGCCAGCTCCACGATGAAGCTCGCGGAGGTCGGCACCGGGAAGGTTCCGCCTGTCGAAAGCAACAGGCGGAGGGTGTCCGTGCTGTCGAGGGTTGGCGGCTCCGTGTTGTTGGCTCCGGCCCATGCCGCGGCGACGGCTCCGTTATTGGTGGTGACGGCGTTGGTGAGAGCCGTGACGGTGCCCGCGGCGTTCTGCCGCTGAATGGTCGCAACGATGGACCAGGCCCCGGCAACCTGCCGAATGCGGGAGAGTTCCGGGATGATTTGATACCCGGATTCTGGAAGCCGTCCCAGAACGTGCCACTCGGTCGCAATCTCGGTTCCGTTTCCGGTGACGAGGAAGCGGGCCTGTTTGACAGGGGACGCAAGGATCGGGCCTGGAATGGTGCCAGTGCGGGATGGCGCGGCCTGCGCGGCTGCGATGTTGGAGAGTCCGTTAGCCATGATGGTTGAAGGTCAGGGGTTGGGGTTGGGGTGCGTCAGGGATTAGATAACCTCGTCGCACGCGATTTGCACAACGCCGCGGTCACGCACCCGGAGGGCTCCGAATGCCAGGTGGCTGAAGAACTGGAGCGCGTTCCGCTTTGTTGGTAGGCGGTCAATCGTCAGCTCTTGCGTCACCGGACTTACCTTAAAGGCGCGTTTGGTGAAGGCGTAGCACAGTCGGATATCAGTGGTGCCGGTGGAGGTTGGCAGACGGTTGGTCATAATGACGTTATAGCCCATGAGCTTCGCTGGGACCCCGGTAGCGTCTCGGGTGAGCCATTCGCCAACAACCTTCGCCCACATGTCGTTTGGCGCATCGGCAACAAAACGGACAAGGTCATATTTTTGCTGCGGGCTGATTGCCAGATAAAGCTCTTCGGCGGTTGGGTCAATGTCCGCGGCCTCAAGTCGGCGGGTGGCTTCAAGGATTTTCCACGGGGTCATTGTGGATTGCAGAGCGCCGGATGGCCCGAACGCTGCGCCGACCTGCTGACCAGCCGGGAATGTGATGGGGGTCACGTATGGGTCAGCGCCACCGAACACGGTCGCGCCAGCGGCTTCGATAAACACGTCGTCAAGCCAGCGGTTGGCCGCGGCCTTCATGGCAGTCACAACCTCGCCGTCGGGAAGGGCCTGCTTGTCGAGCCATTTGTTATCCCAGCGGTCACGAATGACAGGGATGTCGAATTCCTTCTGGCTGCCGCGGCGATTGCCCCCGGTGATTTCCTGCGGGTTGGTGTCGCCAAGGCGCTGACCGGTCACGTCACGGCCTGCCACCGTGTCCATGTCTTGCCAGATATAGTCTTTTGCGTTCCAGTCGCCTTCCACCATGCCAGCGGCGGAAAACTTGTTGTTGGTTTGCTGGAGGACGTGTTCCCACTGGGTGGAGAAGGCGCGTTTGAAGTGCGCCGGAATATCAAAGGATGCGGAAAAATCGGACATTTGGAGAAGTGAGGTTTGGTGTTCCTCGCCGTTCTCAGTAGGCCGCGAGTGCGGGCTGGGGTGGGGCGCTGGTGCCCGGTAGGCCGCTGCGTGCGGGCCGGTGATGCGTATTGATTGCGCGGTTGCGCGTCTTTGCAAGTGAATCCTCCAGACGCAAAAACCCCACCGGGGCCGTCCCGATGGGGTTTCCTGCCGATGTTCAACAACCGCACTGCCTACGGCGTCGGGGCTCTCCCCCGAATCTATTTCGGCGGCGTCAGTGTGGCGCGAGCGGCGGCGGCGTCAAACAGAAAACCCGGACAGGTGAAGCGGCCTGCCCGGGTTCTGTGCGGTGTTTCATGAGGGTCGTCTGGTCCCGTCCGGCGTTCTCCGCCGGCACCATGCCGCGTCCCTATTTACTGCGTTTCCACAAGTCCGCAACCTTTGCGCGAACCGCCGCGCTTTGGGGGTGGCTGGCGTCGTTGTAGGCCTTGTAATCCGGGTGGGCCGGGTTGGTCATGATGTCCCGGGCGAGGTCTTCGCCGGTGAGGTTCATCGAGGCCGGTGCGGCGATGTGTCCGGCTGGCTGGCTCTTTGCTGCCAGCTTGGCGATTGCTTCGACGGCGGCAATCCCCAAGAAGGAATCACTGGTCGGATCGAAGCTCTCCGGCGGGAGGTATTCGGCGGCGGCGTGCTGGGCCTGCCGGAGTACCTGCCCTGCGTTGTCTCCCCACCGGGCCTTCATGGCGGCCTGCTCCTCTGCAATGATCTGCGCTTTCTGGGCCTGCATGGCTTCGCCTGCGGCCTTCTGGCGCTGGAGGTCAAACTGTGCGATTCGCTCCGCCTCTTTCGGCGTAAGCCCGATCTCATGCGCGAGCGTGCGGAACTCGGCGGTGGCCTGTTTCCAGTCGAGCGTGTCCGGCAATCCTTCCGGCTTGGGGATGTCGTAGGCGTCTGGCGTTTCCGGCGCTCCCCTCACTTTGCGGAGTTCCGCTTGAAACGCTGTCCGCTCCTCCGGCGTGGCGTTCTCGCCGGGGAGTTTGAGGCCCTTGGCGCGGGCGGCCGCCATGTTGTCCCGGTGGCTCTTGAAGAATGTCGGGAGGTCCGGGTATTGTGCGGCCATCGCCCGGTACTCGGCAAGGGAGTCGGGGAGTTTCTGTGTCCAGTCGGACGCGAACCGGCCGGAGTCGTCGGCAAAGAGTGAAGCGTGCCATGGTTGCGAGGGCGGCGGCGTGGTGTCCGGCGGAGGCGTTGTGGGCGCTGCGGGCGGTGGCGTCGAGGGTGGAGCGGCGGGTGGTGGTGCTGTGTCAATCATGCGGTTTCAGGGTTGGAGAGGATGGCGGGCAGGTTCCAGTTTCGGAGGAGGTTGTGTCCGTGTTCGGGGCTGAATTGGGAAATCACGAAGTTCACGAAAGCGGCACGCTTCCAGCCGGTGACAGGGTGGGGCTGAATGCCTGCGGCGAGGGCGGCTTCAACGGCTTCCTGCATTGTCGGCGGGCGTGCTGGCGTCGGCGTAGGGGTCGGCTCCGCTTTTGGCAAGGGCGGCGCGGAGAGCGCGGTCTGCTCGGAGGGCGTCGGCAATCGTTGCACTCGCGCTCGTTTCCGGGGCTGGCGCGGTTGGCTGGATGGGCTGATCTGCGGATCCTGTGGTGCTGGGGCTGGTTCGTCTGGCATTGGATTGGGTTGGTGAGATGTTGCCTGATGCTCTGAGAAGGAGTGCGACCACCTCGCGGCGTCCGATTTCCCGGGCGACGGCTTCCGGCGTGCGCCCCTCCGGCGGGAAAAGCGGGTGGGCAACCGCAGTGAGGGCAGCGAGTACGTCTTCGCCTGCGCGGCCTGAGAATGCGGCGCGGGCTGCGTCGGCAAAGGCGGGATAGGTGACGGCGGCGTCGATGAGTGTTTCGAGGGGAGTGAGGGCTTGTGTGATCATCAGAGAACGGCGGCGGCTTGTGTGGCGAGTTCTGGCTGCTTGGCGGCAAACTCCATCGCCTGCGCCTGCTGCGCCTGCTGTGCGCGGCCATCACGCATGGCGGCGACCTCTTCGTCGGGGCGAATCCATTCAGCCGGCACGCCGCGGCCTCTGCCGATTTCGCGGCTGGCGGTGTCGAGGTTCCAGTTGTCGAGGATTTCTGGCTGGGCGGCAATGAGCGGGGCGAGTTCGTTGACGGTCGAGAGGAGGGCGTCGGAGTTGAGGGAGTCGATGGCAAACGACAGGCGCGATGTGTGGACGGTCGTTGGAAATAGAATCTGGGGGCCTGATGGCGTTTCCGTGATGGCGTCGATGGGTAGCGGGCCGAAACTGCCAGCAATGACGAGGCGTTGAAAAACCGCTTCAAGGAGGGGGTTCAGGAATTCCGTGGTGAGGAGTGTAAATGCGGGGCTGATCTGCCCCACCTGCTCGCGTTGCCGTGCCATTACCTCGGTGGCCGTCATTTCTCTGTCGATGCCAGTGAGGGCCTCGAAAAGTTGGGAGTGGAACACTCGGCGGATAAAGTCCTCCCGGCGCTTCACGAGGTCCAGGCTGATCCCGTGGGAGGATGGCGCGTCGGCCCATGCCTGCGGCGCGTCTCCCATGTCGCGCACCTGAGTCACTCCCCCGGCGGTCAGGTCGATGTGCCCCACCGCTCCTGTCTTGGCGATGATTCGCGGCTCCACCTCAAGCTGGGCCTTGGCAAGGAGGATGCGGTCCAGTTTGTTCACGCCTTCGATCTCGTTGATGGCGATGAGGGCGGGGCTAATCCCCCACACGCTTTCGTCATGCCACCGTAGCCAGCGACTGACAAAAACAGGCATGGAAGGAAACCCGCTTTCGTCCACAATCTGCTTTGATGCGCGGTGGATGTGGTAGGACGCCACTGGCATCCCGTAAATGCCGCCCGCGGGGTTCCGGTCCTTGGGCTCCCGCGGGCAGATGGCGTGAATGAATTCGTGCTGGGTGGTGTGCTTGTTCGCATCCACTTCGGTGCGGCAGATTTCCGGCGCGTTGTCTCCCCACATTTTCACCGCTTGGCGGCTGGTCAGCTTGTATTTGCGGAAGGCGCTGTCGCAAATCCCCTCGGCGGTTTCGGTGAAGCGGTAACTTCCTGCGGCCCATAGCTTGAAATTCACCGGCTTCCCGTTGGCCCCCGGCTCCACCATCATGGCGGCGGTTCCGTAGGCCCCCCGCTCAAGGTGGAACTGGTGGGCGACGGTGTAGAAGTTGGAGTTTCCCAGAATCCGGTGCGCGGTTTGCGAGGCTTTCGCCAACCAGTTTTTCAGGTCTTCGGATGCCTCGCGGCTGGGCGTCGGCTCCCACCGAAACCATGGGGTCTGTGATGGCGTCGTCCACCCCAGCAACCCGGAAGAGAGAACGCGAAGGGAATCGGAACCGATCGCGGAGAAGTTGCGGGCCGCTGGGCTGGGCGTGTTGCTTTGACTGGAGAACGTCTGGTATCGGTGAGGGAGACAGAATTCAGCCGCATCCCTCCAGATGCCTTCCCAGGCGGTGGCTTCGCCGTCGAGGTCGGCGTACTGCTCAAGTAACTTCTGGGCCTTTTCCATGTGTCAGAGGTAGGTGGGGCTTCCCAGCATGGAGCCGGAGGAAACCGATTGGCCGAATCCGTACCTGCGACCGGCGGCGCGTGCCTGCTCGCGGCGCTGGGCGACTGCGTCAGAATTCGCTCGCGTGGCAACGGGTGCCATGGGTTCCGGCGCTGGCACTGGGAGGGCCTTCTGGGCTTTCAGTTGGCGGCTCATCAGCTTCATCTGGGCGCGAAACTGTTGGTCTGACTGTTTCCGGGATTGCTCCGCCATCTTGGCGGCGTCGTTTGCTGGTGAGCGCATGGAGAAAGCGGGTGGTGAAGCGGCAGATTAAACGTCCCCTCCGGTGATACGCAACCGCGTTGCAGTTTGGGATTGACCGCAGAAAACCGGCAAGGGTGTCGAGGTCGCCGGATGCACACCACACGTATAGCGTGCCGCTGTTCTCGTCCACGTCCCACGGGTTTCCGGTGTCGGCATCGGGCCGGATGCGGCGGGCCATGGCAAGGGCGTCGGGCGTGCTGGTGACGTATCCCAGCAACAGGTGTGCCTCCATGGCTTCGGCGAGGTCCACGCCCGGGCTTTCGTGGAGGGCGGCGATTTTGTGGGCGGGCTTCATGCAGTTAGAGCGGCGCGGATGAAGGTGGCGGCGACTTGCGGGACGATGGCGTTTCCGTATCCCCGCAGGTGTGCCACCCGGCCGGGTAGCCCATGAGCCAGCGGGAATGCTCCACGCTCAACAGGTCGCCACTTTTCGTCACGAAACCAAAGCCAGTCTGCATCTCCCCAAAAGCTGTCACTCTGGCGGTTGTCACCATCGATGCACGTTGGGGGAGCGGGATTCCCGTGTCGTGCGGCCGGATCGTTCCCCGCCCGCGGTTCGCATCCGTCGCCGTCGGCGTCGGCCATCCTGCCAAGGCTGCGGCAGATTGCAGGTTCAACCCGCCCTCTCTTCCGCTCGTTCCCGCGCCGGTGCTGTTGTTCGCGCAAGGCGTCGGCCATCCCGATGAAATAAAGTCGTTGTCGAATGTGCGGCGCACCGATCCCCGCAGCGCACAAATCGGCGGCCCCGACTGCATATCCCAGTGCTTCCATTTCAGTTCGTACACAGGCGAGCCAGTCCCTGCCGTCAGCACTCGCAACCTGCTCTCCAAAGACGATTGGAGGGCTGCACTTGCTGATGAGGTCGCGGAACACGGGCCACAAGTGCCGTTCGTCTGCGGTGCCTTTCCGCTGTCCGGCTGAGGAGAAAGGCTGGCATGGGCAGGATCCAGTCCATAACGGAACATCCGGGGAGACTCCGGCGAGGCGCAAGGCTTCTGGCCATCCTCCAATCCCGGCGAAAAAATGGCACTGGGTAAAGCCTGCAAGATCGGCCGGCTGAACGTCGGCAATGCTGCGCGAGTCAACGTGTCCGGGGGGAATAAGTCCGGCTGATATAAGCGAGCGGAGGCGTGAGATTGCATGTGGGTCAGTGTCGTTGTAGTAGTTCACGGCGGTGTTGTATCAGAGGAGCTTCTTCACCTGCAAGGGTGTTGCAAGGTGGGTGGGAATGTCGGCGTGCGGGATGTGGAGGCCCTGTGCCATGCCTTCGGCAAGGCATCGGGCGGCGTCGGGCCGGATGCGGCGGGCGAGGGCCATGGCATCGGGTGTGCTTTGGACGTATCCCAGCAGCAGGTGTGCCTCCATGGCTTCGGCAAAGTCCACGCCTGGGCTTTCGTGGAGGGCGGCGATTTTGTGGGCGGGCTTCATAGGGCCAGGGCTAGTTCGGGCTGTGGTTTGGCGGAGCCATCCAACCATGCGGCAAGGTCTTGCGCTTGTCGGCCTCCGTCGGTGGCTCGCATCCATCCCGTCCCATCGACTGATTCCACCCGTAGACGCTCACAGATGTGGAGCCGGTCGAGTTCGTTCACTCGCCCAACGTGTAGGCGTCGGCCTGTTGTTGCCCACATTGGAAGCGTCTGCCATTTCCATTCGGTCGTGCCTCCTACAAAAACCACTTCGGCATCCTTTGGAATGTCGGCGGGCGTCATGCCGTCCTGCACTGCAAACGCCAATGGCCACCCATAGGCGGCGGCGGTTGGTGCGTA